AGAGAAAAATACCTAGATATAAACTTTGACAGGTATCTTAGACACAAAGGGGTAAAGATTGAGGGATCAAACTACGTAGGTTGGGGTAAAGAAAAGAATGACTTGGATGAACAAATTCTAAACGCTATGCCAAAGGAGAAAATATGACGATTATAGAATTTAAAACAAAACCTAAAGCTAAACCACAAAAACCTGAAACGTTAGACATAATGAGTTTAAACTCTAAAATATCTTTTATGGCAGAACTAGTAGAAACAATTGAACATTGCGATCAAGAAGGCAACATAGATAAACTTAAGAACGGGTATACGTTTAAAACTACAGCTAAATCAGGTCGTAAGTTTACGTTTACTATTAAATTGGAGGAATAGCCATGAGCTTATATTTTTTAAACATGCTTATTACATTTTTAGGATTACTAGTCATAGTAGTCGTTTATTATACTTTTGACAAGTAAGGGGATTAAAATGTCAACATATACAGAAGCTTATAACTACAGCAAAAACTTTATATATTATTTAGTTTTGGTGCACGGACTCACACCTAGGGAAGCTGCAAAATGTCTATACGAAACAATGGGTTATAATATTGACAAAATAAAGTAACTTTTTTTGACAAACTACTTGCTAAAGTTTTTAACCTGCGGTACGATATAAATAGAGCAGGAATGACCCCTCGGAGAACAAACTCAGAGACGACCGCCCTAACGCAGGTGAGACCCACCTGTCTGCAATCTCGGAAACCTAATCTGGTATTAGGCTTGGGTGTTGTTTTTACGGTAGACCACGATTATGCAGACAGGTTGGAATCAACTAAAGGAGATTTTTATGAAAACATATTTAGTGACTTTTACGGATGAAACTGTTATGTTTATTACAGCGGTGACTACTACAGATGTTAAAAACATTTTAGAAATGATTAAAGCAAACGAGTTAGTAAAAAACATTAAAGAAGTACAATAAGTCGAAACGGCTACGGCCGTCTGGTAGTATGTGCTACCACTGATGAGACTACACAAAGGAGAACGTTATGACAAACTATATGGAATACCTTGGCGACCATCTTTATATTGTAGAAACAGATAGTGAAGAAATTCCTATATCAATGACAATTGTAGATGAGAAACGTAAAAAAGAATTTACAATTATTCTTGATTGGGATGCGCCTAGACATATGCACGAGTTAGCAGATAAGATTGTAGACGATGGCGAAATTGTAATATACGACAACGACTATACAAATGCTGATTTATAAAACTTTAGCATAACCTAATAAGGGGATCTTTATGAAAAAAGAAGAAACAAAGCCCTTAAAAAACGAAGAAAAATACATAGACACTTTATTAGAGGCTATAATAGCCTCTAAAAAAATATTTAAACAACTAAACCAAATGTTACAACCTTCAAAAAGTTATTTAACAAAAACAGATAAAAAGGAGTTAAAATGAAAACTTGGTATATCAATGCGTATAGGTCTGTTCAAACTTTTGCTTTAAAGTCTATTTTAGCTGATTTTTTAGAAGTGTTACATGAAGTAGGGTATGGCACAATAACAATGCAACCCAATGAAATTCATAACATTGCAAAGCGTGTAATCGCAATTAGAGAGATTTTAAAAGAAAGAGTAAACTAATGTATAGGTTAGATATAATAGACAAATATGATGTACATAGTTCTTTAGAATTTTCAAGATTAGAAAATGCCCTTTATCAAGGGCTATATCTTTATATTAAAAATCCAAATGCAAAAACGATAGAACTTATAAACGTAGCCAATAATGGTGAATTAATTAGGAAATGGAAATAACATGAAAAGATTATCACACTATGATTTACTTGAATCTTTTGATACTTGGCTTAACAAAATGTGGGATAGACCCCGTATAGCTGGAACCAAATACAATACAGCAGATGTATTGAAACAAATAGATAAAGTAAGATACTACGAATATTTTGACGACTGGCTAAAGACAGAACTTGAATTTGAGACTATCCTTTTTATAGGTAATGCTTATTACGAATCTGATGAGGCTTAAGAATGAAAAAGACGGTTGAAGGTATGTTTAATAATAAAGGCGAACTAACCGTAGATTTAGACAAACTAGGTTTAGAACAATATAAAAAATACAAAATAATTATTAAGGAGATAAACCCCATGTTAACATTAATTAAAGGTATATTAGCAATAGTTGCACTTGTTTCTGTTTTATATGTTGTGTCAATCGTTTCTAACTATACTCCTGCTATAAAAATATCAGATCAAGATATTAGAATTGATGAAATGTTTAATTCAGCAAACACTATAGAATTTCGTCAAACTATGATATTTTTAATAGCATCCCATGCTAAGTCTCCAGACCAATGCACTTATGGTTTAATGTTAGCCGTGACTAATGGCAGAGTAGATATTGCTAAAAAAGAATGTCAATAATAACAGAGGTTAACATGGAAACGGTTTTAATTGCATTATGGATTATAATATCAATTACAGGTTTAATAGCAATCATTTATGAAATAGTCAAACTTACGAGGTAAAATGTGAAAGACGTATTAGATGAAATAGCAGAAATGCTCGATGAAAACAGACGAGATTTTGAATTTGGGGTTAAGTCACGTCCCACTAAATTAAGAATGCTAGGACGTGGTGTCATAGAACCACCAGAAAAATCTTTTATTCAAAGCCCACGTAAGAAAAATGAATTAGCTGAACAAGGCGTAAGTGAAATAGATAAAAATAGCGATGATAAAGCTAAATTTAGTCATTTTACATTAACCCTTCCAGCTTCAAGTACAATATCCGTAGCAGAGTATTATCCCAAAAGAGAATATTTAATTGTGTCATTTAAAAATGGCGGTTCATATAGTTACACGTCCGTACCATTTGACGTAGTTAAATCTTGGATGAATGCAGGATCAGCTGGTTCATTCTTTTATTATAATATACGTATGTCGTTTAGCTATAGAAAGATGTAATATGACAGATAATGTTAAAAATTTAAACAACAATAAACTTAATGAGTTACTGCTTCGACGAGAGCAGTTGTTAAAAGATAACCCTGAATTACAAAAAATACAGTCTAAATACGATGACTTAATGGCCGGAGCTGGAACTACTCAAAATAGACTTGTGCTTTCTCATCAATGTATGATAGACTCAATGAAAGGGTTAAAAACAGAACTGGATAAACTCCAGACTCTGCTAAACTCTTTAATTGGGAGCTTGGACAATGAAAAATAGTATATGGATAATAATAGGTTTAACCTTTACAGTAAATACACATACACACTCAAATGAGTTGTATCCTACAGCAAATACTTTGCAAAAAATAGCTCAATTTGAAGGCTATTCTAAATGTGCCCATTGGGACAGTAAAGGCGTATCAATAGGCTACGGAAGCCAAAAGCTTTTAAACGGTGCAAAAGTACCTTTAAAAACTAAAAAAGGTAAACCTTTTTGTATAAGTAAAGATCAAGCAATGGAGTTGTTTTACAGCTCTGTGTTTGAAAAATCAGTACAGTTAGATAGATGGATTAAAAGAAATAGTGTAAAGATTACACAAAATCAATACGACGCACTTATAAGTTTTATATACAACGTAGGGTTTGGTACATTCTTAAACTCTACAGTAGCATCTGAGATTGTCAAAAAACGTTACAAAGATGCAGCACATAGATTAAAATGGTACAATAAAAGTAATGGATTAGTATTAAACGGTTTAATACTAAGACGGGAATGGGAAAACAAATTGTTCTTATCTAAAGAAAAGGATGTCCAAAATGCAAGAAAAATCTACACAAAATAGCCATACGCCTTTTTGGGAATTTGACAATAACAATAAACACTACAGTCAAGATACTGATTATTACCTAAGCAATGAAGAAGTACATTATCATGTTGGTTTAAGGTATTGGGTAGCCTCAATTCAAATTAAAGGATTGCGCAATAAAAGAAAGTTCTTAGGGTTATATGCTACAAAAGAAGCGGCTGAAAAAAACGTAGCTAGAGCTAAAAGGATGTACAAATGAAAAATAAACCAAAGGTAAATGATGTTGTTACAACTAGAGATGGTACAAGGTTTGTAATATCAAAGATAGATTTTGTTAATAGAAAATTTCCTTATATGGGATATAAGATAGTTGAAAATAAAGATGCAAATGTTAAAAGTGAAGATTCTTTTATTCTTAATTCTTACTCTTGGACAGAAAACGGCAAATATTTGTTACACACAACAGACGAACATAACTATGATTTAGTTATGTTTCATAAGCCTAGACAATTTGAAACGCTTGACATCTCAACTGAAAAGGGTATACAACATAAAATGTATCAGTTTTATGATGGTGAACCTGAAATCAGTGGTTGGATTACTTTTGAAAAATATAAACCAGCCGATGTAATTAAAGCAGAAAACGAACGCTGGAACAAAGCTTTACGAGGTGCAAAATGATAGAAACATTTTTATTACAATACGGTGACTTAGCCGTAGTTATACTATGTTTTGCTTTATACTGGGTAATAAAACATTAAAGTTTTGTTAAAATTACCCGATAAACCTATAAAGGAGGTAAGTATGTTATTGTTAGCTATACTAGGAATCTTAATAGGTTTGTATATTGTTGCAATATCTTTAACTGCTAAATATGTTTATGATTTTGATACGGAACATGATAACGAAATTAAACAAAAACAGCAATCAAAAGCCCCTACACACATAACTGGAATTGGAAAGGTTAACCATGACTAACGTAGTACGCATTGAAGATTACAACCGTGAAGAATTATTAGAAAAAGCTAAACATAAAAATACTAGGCTTTATAGAGAAGAAGTTAAAAACTTTAAAGCTAAGCAAAAAGAAAAACAAGAACGTAAAGAAAAGAATGCAAAAATACAAGATAAGTTTAAATCTTATCACACTCAACAATCTAAAATTGTTACTAAAGTTTATAATCCATTAAAACAAATAACAATAACAAATGAAAGATATTTGTTTTTACAAGGAAAATGGAATACTGCAAAAAACAATGAATCCAAATATGCTTGTTACTATCTTGTTTCGCCTAATGCTACATTAAATGTATCCGATTACAATCTTCAAGATTTTACAACAGAAGAGCTTATTTACTTTATATTCACTACTGAGTTTAATTATCAAAAGAAAATAAACACAATTGTAGAAGAGACTACTAGCCCAAATGGTGTTAGAATTTTGTTGTTTAAGGTGATGTTATGAGCTATACTATAGTAGTGGTTTTAGATAACCTAGTAAAAGTAGTTGAAAGAACTAAGACATACGCTCAAGCCCATGAATTAAAAGAAACGCTTGAGAAAAAGTATAAGAACAAGATTAAAGAAGTTTCAATAGTCGGTTCTGACAATGATTAGATTAATTTCTATATGGAGATGGTATGGAAAAAATAGCTATAGACTTTGAGTTTAATGGTTCAAAAGAATACAATTTAAACGTAGTGTGTGCGGTATTGTACACACTTGGTGGATCTAAAAGATATAACCTTTACATACCCGATGAACGCAATGCTTTAAAAACATACCTTGAAGATAATAAAAAAAATATAGTATTGTTAGCTTATGCCGCAGAAGCCGAAGCACGATGCTTTCTTACGTTAGGGCTAAACCCATTAGACTATACATGGGTTGATTTATACGTAGAGTTTAGAATGCTATGCAACTCAAATAACAAGTTTGAGTATGGCAAATACATTGATAAAAATGGTGAAGAGCAATATTCACATCAAGTAGACTTAACCGATAATGTTGAAGATGACGATGATGAATTCAATCATGCGTCTACACCTAAAAACCTTGTAAACTGTGTATACAAATTGCTTAATGTTAAATTAGATATTGATCAAAAACATGATATGCGTGATTTAGTAATTACAGGTACTAAAGCTCAACATATGGAAAGAATGGATGAAATTCTTGATTATTGTGAATCCGATACTAAATATTTAATAGCTGTAGATTTAGCTATTCAAAAACAATATTTAGAGCTAGGTATAGATGAATTTAGACAATCTCAATATGAAAGAGCTGAATATTCTGTAGCTATGGCATCTGTTGTACGTGAAGGTATGCCTTTAGACTTACCTTTTATTACCAAAATACAAGAAAAAACTCCAGTAATACTTGATGAACTTAAATTAGGTATTAATAAACATATGCCATATTTTGTACCAGAATATACCAGACCACCTGAAAAGTTAAAGAATGGTAAAATACGTGAGTATAAATCAAAACCTGCTAGAAAAGATACTGCCGTATTACAAGATTACATTAAAAGTTTAAACATTGCTACTTGGCCTACGACAGGAACAGGCAAATTATCTACTAAAAAATCTGTATTAGAAGAATACAGAGGTGATCAAGTTATTAGTGAAATATATGAATTTCAAAAGATGGAAGCAAACCTTAAATGGTTTAGACCTAAAGTAAAAGATGAAGAAGATGGATTCTTTTCACATATTGGTTTAGACGGTAATGTTAGACCATACTTTGGTATATTTGGTACACAGACTGGACGTAATGCGGCTAAGGCTAAATCATTTCCATTAGCTATGAGCCATTGGTTACGTTCTATAGTAAAAGCTAAAGACAATGAATACATTGTAGGTGCAGACTTTTCTCAACAAGAAGTATACGTTGGGGCGGTGTTATCTAAAGACAATACATTATATGAAGCTTATTTATCTGGGGATGTATATCTTGCATTTGGTAAACAATGTGGTGCTATACCACAGAATGGTACAAAGAAAGACTATAAAGATTTACGTGACATGTTTAAATCTACTGTGTTAGGTAAACAATATGGGATGGGTGCAGCTAAGCTTCAAGCTAAACTACGTCTAGACACTAAGAAAGATGTAAGTATTGAAAAAGCTACTGAACTTAGTAATCTATATAACAATACATATAATGTGCTTAGAAATTGGATGAAGAATAATTACACTGATTATCAAGCTGGATTGCCTTTATTGACCACAGATGGTTGGGCTTTATGGTGTGATAATCAAATTGCTACGTCTGTCATGAATTTTCCAATACAAGCCAATTCAGCTAGTATTACTCGCTTAGCTGTAGTTGAAGCTGTCAAAGCTGGCTTACGTGTTATAGCTCCACTACATGACGCTATATACTTGGTGTCCAAAAATCCTGAAAACGATAGGGCATTGCTTGAATCTATCATGTTAAGGGCTACTGAGAAAATATTAGGAGAACCATTAAATTCTACTAAAATGCGTATAGATAGTAAAATTTTTAGCTCAAATGACAAATTTTTAGAAGAAAAAGGCTATTCTGCATGGGAAAACCTTAAAAAACACTTTGTTTAGTCACCAATGTACCTATTAGTATAAGCTAAGGAGAAACATAGCTAATGGGTATAGAACACCATTTAACAATTCGTGAATTTCAACGTACAGATGTTCCATTTGTATTAGACAGTGCTATTACGTGTCTGTCTAAATATAGAGAATCTTTGTTTAAAGGTTGGGAACTTCCTGATATTAAAGCCTACCTTGAATCCCTTATCATACTTTCCTTAAATCATCATAATTACACTATATTCGTAGCTGTAAACAAACATGAAGAAAATCAAATACTTGCTTATATTGCAGCGGATAGTGATACTAATCACATCTTTTTGCAATATACTAAATATATAGCTAGAAATCTAGGCATTCAAAAAAATGTATTGATGCCTTTGGTTATAGATCCAACTAAACAAATAACAGTATCCTGGCAAACTAAACAAATGCTTAAATTAAAAGACCAAGGAAAGATTAAAATTGTAAATAACTTTCCTCAAGATATTGCCAAACAAATTTATAAAAAGGAAAATGTATGAAATTTAAAATTATAAAAATCATAACAAGAGAAGTTATACAAAGTTTAGGAGTATCCTCTTCTTTTTTTAACGTACATGTAGAAAACCTACCACCTTCTGCTAAAAAAGTAAAGCTTGAAATGATAGATGGAATCAGATGCGTACTAGTTGACAATAAAGTAATTATTCCTATGGAAATGATTCAAGAAATTGTTGTAGAAAAAATAGTTGAAGAAAAAATAGTTGAAGATAAAAAACTTAAATCAACTAAAGAATAAATATGAATGAACTTGAAGCTTTATACAAAACTTATCCACTGTATAGGGAATTGTTTGCGGAACAATTAGCTTTTGTGTTGTCTCCAAACAAATATAAAACAGCTTTATGTTCATCACGTGCAGGTAAAACAACAGCCATAGCTGTAGATTTTTTAGACACTTGTAATTCTAAATCTAACACAATGTGTTTTTATTTAGCTTTAACTAAAGAATCCGTTGAAAGAATATTTTTACCAGTAGTTAGACCTTTAATTGAAAAATATAAGTTGAAATGCCAACTGCAAAAGAATAGAGTTTTATTTGACAATGGGTCTCAGCTCATATTTACTAGTGCTGATAGCGATAGAATGGTTGAAACGTTACGTGGGGTTAAATTAGCTAAAGCTGCTATAGATGAGGCAGCTTCATTTAACCAAATAAGATTGATGTATCTTATGGATGAAGTTCTTGAATTACGTTTAGCGGACTTAAAAGGTATGCTAATACTTACAGGAACGCCTGCTGCACATTGTTCAGGTGTATTTCATGATATCACTAATGTAAATCCTGTTGGTTGGGATGTGCACAAATGGGATTGTTTTGATAACCCATATGTTGCAGCTAACATGAAAGATACATTAGAAAAGTTTATGATGCGTAAACAGATAGATATCAATCATCCTAAGATACAAAGAGAATTTTACGGTAAATGGGTTACAGATACAGATGAGTTGATGATTAAACCCTATCACATTGAAGCATTACCTACTGCGTATAATAATGAAGAATATTTTTCCGTTGTAGGTCTTGATATGGGATACAATGACAATACTGTTGTATCTATAATTGTTTGGCGTAAACATTTTCCTAAAGCCTATATAGTAAAAACTATATCACTTAATGGTAAGAAAGCAAATGAGATAGCCCAAGTAACTGGAAAAGGTATGGTAACTCAGTTAGCTGATATTTTAACTAAAGTCAAAGCTACTTATCAACCTAGACGTATTGTGGGTGACTATGCAGGTGGTTCTGCTCAAATTATATGGGATGAGTTTAAACATAAATATAATTTGTTTATAGAGAACGCTAAAAAGAATGAAAAGACTCACTACATTGAATTGTTTAATGATGCGCTTATTAACAAAGAATTAGTAGTATGTCCAAATGAAACAACAGAGCTTCAAAAAGAAATGAAATCAGTAGTATGGAACGACACACATACTAAAGAATCAGAACATGTACCGTGTGACCATTTGGATGCCACACTATACGCTTACAGAGAAGCTTTTGCTTATTTAGAAAAGATACAGGTTAAAAAAGCTACAACACCTGACATGGAAGCTCAGAATATGTTAAAAAGGTTTGAAGAACAATGGAAACGTAAACAAGATTCAGAAGAGGATGATTTTTTATATGAAGTCAAAGGGCACATTTCAAAAGAAGAAGATAGTTTTTGGAAATAGGAGAAACCAATGGTAGTATTTAATTCAAACAACATTAGAACTTATTCTATAAAAGAATGGGTTGATGCACAAAAAGGCGAAGCTCATACCCCTATTTGGGCACAGATAGACGATTTTGATAAAAACATAGCTGGTACACTTTCAAGTGCAAACTTAAGGGGTATTCAAGCCTATACTAATAAAACGTTTAATACTTTAAGTTCATCTGGGTATTTAAACAGTGCGGATACAAACAACCAATTAGGTTTAAATCCTGCTTCTATGAAAACAGCTTTTAACTTAACAGCTGCTTGTATAGACACTTTACATGCTAAATTATCTTCCATACCTACTGTACCAAAAGCTGTATCAAATAAAGCTAATGCTAAAGGTAGAAAATTGGCAGAAGATCTAAATTATATCATTCAAGGTTTATATCATAAATATGAACTTAGCCGTATGGTTGCTTTAGCGTTTAGAGATGCTATGATCAACCGTGTAGGTTATTTAAAAGTTATTAAAGAAAAAACCCCACAAGGTAAAGTTCAATTAGTAATAGACAAATTATATGCAGATGAAATTATTATTGACCCATCTGATGGTTATTATAATAAACCATATAAAATGATACATCGTAAACTTGTACCTATTACTGTAATGTTAAATAAATATCCTGAGTATAAAGGATTTATTCAAGATTGTCAGATTATTGAAGTACGTCAAACTAATACTCAAAACTATACACCTTCTATTCAAGTTGCAGAAGCTTGGTGCCGTAATTCTTTTAAAGAAAAAGGTCGTCATGTTATCTCTATTCAAAATTGTGACTTAGTAGATGAAGACTGGGATAAAGATTATTTTCCAGTTATGAAAGTAGAATATAATGAAGCTGTAATTGGATATCTTGGACAATCTGTAGTTGATGAGTTAGCCCCTATCCAAGGTGAAATTGACCGCATATTGACTACTATGCAAGCTATCATGAAACAAGTATCTATTCCTAGATTTTTAATTGACTCTCGTTCTAACGTCAATCCTAACCACATTACAAACCGTGCAGGTGTGTTTGTGTTTTATGATGGACAAGGTGGTAATGCTCCAATTATACATAATGGTGCTGCTATGCCTCCAGAACTACCAGCTCAATTAGATTTTTTAATTAATCAAGGTTATGCACGTATTGGTTTATCTCCTCAAGATACTCAAGGTGTTAAACCAGCTGGATTAGTATCAGGTGAAGCTTTAAGAACTGTAAACGATCAAAAAGCTGAAAGATGGCAAACGTTACAAAAAAGTTATGAAAAAGCTCATATACGTTTAGCTGATTTAATTTTACGTGAAGTAGCTGGAACAAACATTAAATTATCAGCCCTTGATGAAAAAATTGGATTACGTAGTATATCTACTAAAAATATACCTAAAGATGCTGAAACTTTTGCATTACAAATGTTTCCTATATCTACATTACCTAGTGACCCAGCTGGACGTTTAGACGCAATAGCTACTATGTTACAGATTAACGCAATTACTCCTGACATGGTGCCTGATTTACTTAACATGCCTGACTTAAATTCTAAGACTGTAATGATGTCAGCCCCACGCAAGTACATCGAATGGTCTATTGAAGAAATGCTTGATAACTATGAGTATATTGCACCCGAACCATATAATGATTTACCTTTTAGCTTAACATATGCGTTACAACAATACGCATGGGAAAAAATGAACGACAAAGATCAAGACAAATTAAAACTATTGCGTCGTTATATCAATGATGTTAGAACATTAATAAACGTTTCAAGCCCTCAAAATCAAGGGGCTACACCTGGAGCACCAGGAACAGAATTAGCACAAGGTCAACCAGCGCCAGCACCATCACCAATGCCACAAGGAGGCTAATCAATGAGTCAAGTACAAGACCTATCATATCTTAATGCAGAATCAACAAAGTCAAGTGATAAACAATTATTAGATTTAGCCGTTAAAGCTCGTGAAAATGATAATGCTAAAAAAGAATCTAGTGCGTCAAATTTAGAAGCTGCCATTAAAATCATGAACAATCATGAGAAAGCTGCCCCTTTAAAAGAAGCTAAAGCTGAAAAAAGTTTTGATAAAGCTTTTGAAAAAGAAGAAGCTAAAGTCGAAAGCAAACCAGAAGTTAAAGCTGAAAGCAAACCAGAAGCTAAAATTGAAGAACCTAAAATAGAAGAAGACAAGCTTAAAGAAATTTTTGACCGTATATCTAAAACAGATAAGCGTCAACAAGAAGTACGCAAGAAGATCGAAGAAGCTGTAAAAGTTACTCCAGAAGAAAAAGAATTGATTGAACGTTATAAAAAACTCGAACAACTTAAAGTTGATCCAATCAGTTTAATCAAAGAACTTGGGCTTACTTTAGACGATATCGAGAAAGCTAAGCTTAACAGCCCTAAAACTCCTAAAGAAATTGAACTTGAAAATCAATTGCTTCAAATGGAAAAACAATTACGTGACAGGGATACAATAGCTGAAAAAGAAAAAAATGATCTTACAATGGAACGTCATATGTCCAACATCGAACGTACTGCTAAGATAGAAGGTTACGACATCATTGAAAAATTAGGTCTTTTTAATCAAGTGAATGCTTACATGGAAGCTAAGTACGAAGAGACTCAAAAAATTATTTCATACAAAGACGCATGCGAAGCAGTTGAAGATTTTTATGCAAGCCAATTTGATAAAATAAAAGATAGTAAAAAGATTGCTTCTAAACTAAACAAGTTGGTTGAAAAAATCCAAGAAGAAGAAGTATCTCAATCTATATCAAACAAGATGGTACAAGTCAATGAGGTTCGTGAACGTCCGATGACTGAAGCTGAACGTTTACAAGCAGCTTACAAAGTTCTTAATGGATACGATAAAGCAAGAAAATAACTTTAAAATTTAAAAACTATTTTAAGGTTGTTTTTAACAAACTGATTGATGACCTTAGTAACATATCATCCGACCCTAGAAACAAAGCGTAGTGAGTCTAGAAATACCCAAAACGTCGAATTTTAAGACGGGTCGACTAAAAAGGAATTATTATGGAAAACTTTGAATTCACAAAAGAAGAATGGGTATACGCTTGGGTTGAGATTATCAGAGAATTAGTTGACACTAGAAAAGACAGTAAGCTATTCCAATACCAAACCGTAGAGCATGGACGAGACATAGCTAATGAGTTAAAAGACCAATTAAAGGCGACTCACCATGTAGATTTCTCCAAAAACGTTATCACAATCCTGCCTAAAAATACAAATCCTAATGAAATCAACGATGTACTATCTGAATAGTACAAAAACAGGGTTACTCAATTTTTTAGTACTATGTACTTCTGTATATATATAATTAAAATTAAATTTAATTATTTATAAGTATAGAACATACTATGTATGTTTTTTTTTACAAACCCTATACCCTTGCATAAGGTAAACTTATTATTATTTAATATCCCATTGTAATTCTTACCTTTTTAAATTTAGTCACCATCATACCTTATATTATAGCACCTCAGAGACTGTAGGATAATGCACGCCCTAGTACCCTGCTAGGCCGATCAGATATGGGTAGAGTTAGTCAATACTCGAAAATTACTGACAAAATTTTAATATCTCATATTTTTAATTCAAGAATCGTTCTTGATTTAACCTATTTTTCATAAAGGTGAAAAACAAATGGCATCACTAGACCTAACAGCGTTCTCTGCAGCGCTCAAGACTTTATATCCTTCCGAAGCTATCCGTAATTTAGTATATCAAAATAACCCATTATTTGCTCTTATTCCAAAAGATGAGTCATTTACTGGTGCAAGTTCTACTGAACCGATTACTTACGGAACTCCACAAAACCGTTCTAACACTTTCTCAAGTGCTAACACAGTTAATACAACTTCTTTAATCAAAGCTTTCTTACTTACTCGTAAGCAAAACTATTCAATGGCGTCTATTGCAAACGAAGCTCTTATGGCTTCTCGTGATGACAAAGGTGCATTCTTAAAAGCAGCTAAATATGAAATTGACAATGCTCTTCTTGCATTAACTCGTTCTATATCTCAACAAGTTTACCGTTCTGGTACAGGTACAATCGGACAAATTTCTGCTTCTGCAACTATTAACTCTGCTTCTACAGCAGTTGCAATGATTAACCCTGAACAAATCGTTAACCTTGAAGTTGGAATGGCTATTGCTTTCTCCGCAACTGATGGTGGAGCTGCTCGTTCTGGTACAGCATATGTAGTTCAAATTGACCGTGCTGCTGGTACTTTCCTTTGCTCTGCTACAGTTAACGGATCTCCTGCTGCTTTAAATTCTTTAGTTTCAACTGTTGCTGTTTCTGACTATATCTATCAAAATGCTGGTGACGTTAACTTAGCTATTACTGGTTTAGCTGGTTGGTTAGCTGGTTCTGACATTGCAAACTCTGGTGACTCTTTCTTTGGTATCAACCGTGCAGCTGATAAAGTTCGTCTTGGTGGTATCAAGTATGATGGTTCTTCTCAAACTGTTGAAGAAGCTATCATTGATGCAGCTGGTGTAATTGCTCGTGAAGGCGGACGCCCTGATATGTTATTCATATCCTTTAAAGACTTCCGTAACTTAGTTAAAGCAGTTGGTTCACGCCAAATCTATACAGACGTTAACGTTGATGAAGCTAAGATTCGCATCGGTTTCACTGCATTAGTTCTTAACACTGCAGTTGGTGCTGTTAAAGTTGTTCCTGACTTGAACTGTCCAGTTGGTGTTGCTTTCTTATTACAAATGGACACTTGGAAATTAAAATCACTTGGTGAAGCGGTTAACTTGTTTGATGGAGACGGACTCATGATGATTCGTGATGCTTCTTCTGACGCTCTTAACATTCGTTGCTTCAGCTATGCACAAGTTAGCTGTAGAGCACCTGGATTTAACGCTCGTATATTGTTGCCATCATAAGTAACTAACTAAAAGGGCTAGCTAGTCTAGCCTTTTTCAATTCATCTATAAAGGAAATTAACAATGGCATCTCGTGATTTTGATGCGTTATCGTATCAATTAGAAAAAAAGGTAGTAAAGATTTTTGGAAGATTTTCAGTTGGAGCAACTGGAGCACCTACACTTACAACAGCAGTAGCAACTACTGACGGTAACGGTAATACAGTTTCAGTATGGAATCCAAGCAAAGGTATAGCTTCTATCACTCGTGTATCTGCTGGTAAATATACAATTCAATTAGGTAGATCTGATTCAGTTGTAGGAACTCAAGTTGATACTTACAATGGTTTCTTAAACTTTAATGTTGCTATCGTTAACTCCACTTTAAGTGCAGTTAGTAGTGGTGTACAAGTACTTTCTGAATCTGTTAAATCTACTGGACAACTTCAAATTCAATTTATTTCTCCAGCTGGTACAGCAACAGATCCATCAAGTGGTGACGTAATATCTATTGAAATTATCTTAAAGAACTCTGCACTTTAATTCTATACGTCCGTTAGCTCACAACTAATGGACGACCATAGTCTTTAACAATTAAAGGGAGTATGTAAGATATGCTATTCAGTATACAAACAATTACAGATTCAGCTATTGATTTAGCTGATATGAAAAATAGCGGTTTCATTGACCAATCAGGTACGGCTGGCACTGAACTAATACGTTATGCAAACTTGGCGTATAGAGATTTATACAATCAAATTATACTAAGCCATGAGCATTATTTTACAACAGCATCTACAATAGCGACTGTTGGTGGTACAGATAGTTATTCGTTACCATCAGACTTTTATAAATTGGACGGCGTGGATATGGCACTTGATTCATCAGGTCGTTATATCTCATTACGTCCGTTTGTTTTTGCAGAACGTAATAAATATCGTTCTGGTGTAGCTTTGACTACAAGTATTTATGGACAAGTATATCGTTACTTGTTGGTTGCTAATAATATTAAATTTATTCCAATTCCATCTCAAGCAGTTAATATCCAACTCTGGTACACACCTGAACCAACAGTTATAACATCTTTAAGTCAAACAATACAAGTTCCTCCATGTTCTGATGAATACATGAGTTTATACATAGCTTGTTTAATGTTAGCTAAAGAAGAATCAGACACTACAGCATTAAATCTTAAACGTATGGAAGTATTGTCTCAATTACAGTTGTCTCTTAAAGGTAGAGATGATGGTGCTCCACTTTATGTTACAGATGAAAGCACTCTTAACATTGGTGCATTGTATCCATTTAGAGGTTTTGAATGAGACCGTTTATACGTACAGCTGGGTTAGATAGACAAAACCAAGTCTTTGAAAACTCTGTTAATGACGTATTTCAAAGTATCTATAAAAATCCTTTGTTAAATGACGCAAGAATTTCTACAAATATTGTATTAGGAACATCAGACACTTACGTAAGCCATGGATTAAATCGTAACCCAACAGGTTACATAATCTGTGGAAGTAACGCTAACGTTGTAGTGTATACAAGCTCTACAACAAACTTACAACCGACAGCATCTATCATTCTTAAAGCAAGTGCTGCCGTTACAGTAAACATTTTATTCTTTTAAGGTAAACACATGACAGTTACAACTTCAAATATGAGTTTGATATTACCTGATGTAGGTATCACAATAGGTACAACATGGGCTACATATTTAAATGCAGCTTTGTCTACTGTCGATAGCCATGACCATAGCACAGGCAAAGGTATTAAGATTACCCCAGCTGGACTTAATATATCATCTGATTTAGCGTTTGGTAGTAACAATGCTACAGGTGTAAGAAGTGTAAGACTTTTAAATTCAACATTTACTGCTGCTGGTGCTGACCTTGCATGTCTTTACGCTCAAGGTAATGAACTTTATTATAGAGACGGTTCAGGTAACACAGTACAAATAACCTCAGGTGGTGCAATTTCAGCTGGTGCAATTAGCACATTAACAATTAAAGACGCATCACTTACATTACAATATACTGCCGATACATCACGCCAAGCTCGTTTCAACGTAGCTAACGTTCCTTCTTCTTCTACTGTTACATATACGATGCCAGGCGTATCAGATACTATTCCAGGTATTGGACAATCAATAACATACACAGGTACAAATACATTTTCTAGTTCTACTACCTTTAGTGCTGGTACCGTGTCTGGTGGTGCTACTACATATACACAAATATCAACACCTGCAACACCAAGCGCAGGTACATTAAAAATATATCCTAAAACAGATGGTAACTTTTATACATTAAACTCAACAGGTGCAGAAATTCAAATAGGTACAGGTGCAGGTGGTGGATTATATGCTGCAACTACTTTTGAAGATGGTGCTGTTGATGGTGTAACCGTATACGCCAACACTGCTGCTGTTGCTCCTGTTACAGGAGCAGGTGGATCACCTTCAACAGTGTTTGCTGTTTCATCTTCTTCTCCATTACGTGGAATATATTCTGGACTATATACTAAAGACGCAAGTAACCGTCAAGGTGAAGGTTTTGCATTACCTATCACATTGTCAGCTGTAGATGTTTCTAAAACTATTCAAGTATCATTTGACTGGAAAGTAGCTTCAGGTACATATACATCTGGAGATATGAGATTTTATGTTTATGATATTACAAACTCTGCATTAATAACCCCATCCGTTACAAGTTTACCCTCAGGTACATCTTCTCAATATACTGTTGCATTTAACGCTACAACATCTACAAGCTATAGATTAATATGGCATGTGTCAACTACATCTTCTTCTGCATATACAATTAACATAGATCAAATCCAAGTATCTCCAATTATACGTCCTATAGTTGCAGGAATAGGTGATTGGGTTACAGGTACTACGACAATAACAGCTGTAACAACTAACCCTACACCTGGTTCAAACGCACAACAATTTACACAATATAGACGTGTAGGCGATTCTATGGAAGTTATATATACATTTCAACAATCAACGGTAGGTTCAGCAGGTTCAGGTACATATTTATTTTCATTACCCGTTTCTGGTTTAACAATAGATTCATCTAAAATTTCATCATATGCTACTGGAAATAGATTAGCAGCTAATACTTTTTTAGGTACAGGTATAGCATCAACTACGTCTAATATTAGTACTAGCGATGTTAAATTTGTAGAAGTTATACCGTATAATAGTACTAACTTTGTACTGGCAGTACAAGGAGCAGCATATAATCAAGTAGTCATGGTTAACTCTTCAAATTTTCCTTTAACTAGTAACCCTTTATATTTTGAAATAAGATATATAGTTCCAATAGCTCAATGGTCTTCTAGCTTAACTTTAGCATCGACAGGTACTCCTTTACAATTTGTATCTAACTCAAGTACATCTGATGCAAACGATACAACTTCATTTACATACGGAGCAGCTGGTTCACCTTTACCTGGAACATTAACAGCAACAAGAACTAAACGTGTTCAATTATCTAACGCTTATCAAGCTATTGATGATCTTGAATTATTTATAGTTCCTGCTTCTAACACTGCACCTATTAAAGTTGGAAATGGTTTAGTTAGAAACAACGCAGGTACTGTTATTGCATCTCCTTTAACTATTCAAAATACAACATTATACGGTGTAGGTATTCAACCTGTATCAGGTTCAACTACACAGATTGATGTAATCTTTGGACAATATGCTTATCCTTCTGGAGCAACGTTTGCATCTGCAGGAGCTAACTGGGCAACAGCTAACGGTAACTGGTTTGTTAAAGACCGTTCATCAATAGGTGCAGCTGAATTAGCTCCAGCTACAGAATTCGCTAGTGGTACAATTAGTGGATATTCTCAATGGGCTTCTTATACTCCTACGTTTGGTGCATCGTTTGGTACATGTACAAGTATAGTTGGTTTTTATCGTCGAGAAGGCGATAGTATGAGAATAAGAATTAAATTTGCTACTGGTACTGTGGCAGCTGGAACAGGTGCAATATCAATACCTAGTGGTTATACAATAGATTCTAGTAAACTTACAACTAGTACTAATACAACAGCAAACCCTGGAACTATGGTTGGTACTTATGCGTCTAACACCGCTAACAATTCTGGAATTATACTTACTGCAACAGGTACATCTACTTCTTCAATTTATCCATCTCCAAACTATTCATCCGCAAGTTTTACAGTACCTGTAGCTAACATAAGCGGTTGTCTTCAATCAGCAAATACTGTTTTAATCGAAATTTTAATCCCTATCACGGGTTGGAGTTGATAATGACTTTACAAACTTGTCAAATAATAGATAACTTAACTCGTGGTCTTGTTTACATTGAAAATTGGAAAGGTAATATTATTACAAATAATATTACGACTTATCCTCTTGAATTAACTGTTGAAATTATTGATGTAATAGATGGCATTCCTACTACATTTCACAGCGGACAAATTATTACATTAGAACAAGCGCCAACTGAATCCATTAGACAAGCAGTTGTAGCTGCAATACAAGCAATACCTGAATTTTCTGATATAACAGCTTAAGGATTGTATATAAATGGCTTTACAAAAAGCATTATTCTCAATTGGCTTTAAGGGCTTACAAACTAAATATGACCCTCAAACTGCTGCTACTGGTACTTACCAAATAGTAGACAATTATGTAATTAATCAACATCATTTACTTCAAAAATCTCCAGGGTTTGAGTCAATAGCTACAAAAACTCCTTTAACAAATATTACAACAATGTATAGTTTAGGAAATGAAGCTGGAGCTATTACAGATAGAGGTTTATACGCATATTCTCCAGCAGTAGACCAATATTTACTTAAAGGTAATATATCTGTACCTGTTGTCACATCAAAACCTATAATAGCTAACACATACGTTCAAACAAATACAGATAGTTCTATTACAAGTCAAAGTGTTATGGGCATTGTATGGGAAGATACAAGAACCACAGGAACTATTCGTTGTAGTGTTAAAGATTTAATTAATGACACAATATTATCAGGAGATGTTGTTTTATCTACATCTGCTACGGCTATGAAACCTAAATGTATAGCAGCTGGTAATTATTTATTTTTTACTTGGGCTGATTCATCTGCAAATACCATATCTATTATAAGATATACACCAATTACTCAAACATTTTCATCTGTACAAACAATATCTTCTTCTTTAGGCGCACAACAAGTTTATGATGTAGGTGTTGCACAAGGAAACGTTGTTGTATTTGTAGCTGAAACATTAGCTGCACCCAGTACAGTAAAAGCATATTATTGGAATACTACATTAAACATAGCAGGTAGTACTGCTCAAAGTTTGTTTAGTCCTACCTATTTAGCACTTACAAATTTTGATGTATCTACTCCTACATTTGCAGTATCTTCTCAATCTAATTATTTTGTATTAGCTTGGCAAAATACAGCTAAACAAGTTTATACTTGTACAGTAGATTTTACATTAACTAAATTTACAAACAGTGAAGTAAGATTAGCAACTGCTACTACAAATGCAGGATGGACGATTGCTTGTACTTCCGATGGTGGTACTAACTCATTTGTTTATTATACAACTAAATTAAGCACAACTTGGAATACTTATTTAGCTAAATGTTCAAACAACCAAGCTACACCAACTGTTACATCTAATGCTCAAATATATACACAATTAGGTGTAGTATCTAAAGCACAATACTATAACGGTAATGCTTACGTTACATTGGGTTATGATTCAACATTTCAACCAACGTATTTTTTAGTAAGAGACGATGGCGTATGTAGTGCTAGGTTGTTTGCAGGTATAGCTGGCGGTAATACTACAAGAGCAAATGTTACATCTTCTTGGTCAATAAGACCCGACAAAACAAATACATATGTTGCTGCATTTTTAAAGAAAACTAAAATTCAAGCTAGCCAAGGTACTTATCTTTCTACTACATCTGTGTTTAGTGAACAAATATTTTTTACACCTTATGCTATAGATAATAAAGCAATAAGAAATACTTTGCTTATGGCTGGTGGATATTTAAAACAATATGATGGTCAATCTACCATTACAGAACAAGGTTTTCACTTGTATCCTGAACAAGCTTCGTATACAACTGC